CGTTCCAAACTTTCAACGATCAGCTTGCTTCGTTTCTGAACAATCCTGATATCGAAGCTCAGATTCCGACTGTTCCTAGGTTTCGATCAAAGATTTTCAATCAGCAAGCACAGCAAGCAGTCCAAGGACTCCAGCAGTATTCGCCTCGCGCAAAGCTCCTCAAGGCTCGCGAGAAGTACGATGCCGAACGAGCCAACAACGCGGCAGATATGTTGTCCGTTCTCGGTGTGGATGTTTTCGATCCTCAAACCGGACAGATCAACGAGCAACTTTATCGGCAGAATCTTCCGATGCTTCCTTTGAAAGGTTACTCGCAGGAAGTTCGCGCTGCATATTCTCAGACCGATCCAAATCTGCCGTTTGATCAGAGAATCGGTGAAGCGATCAAGATGTCTAGGGAGCGGACAAAAACCGCTGGAGAACGCTCCTCCGAACGCAACGCTCAACTCGCTATCGACGAGTACACCAATCTTTTTGGAAAGCCTGACAACGTCACCAAGTCGTTCATCGAGAACAACGCTTTAAGCGGCAAATGGACGATTCCTCCGGCCACTCAGGCCAAACAGATCGAAGGTGATGAGCGTATCGCAGGAACGACATCTACGCTCGTTGATGAGCTTAACTCGTTCGAGCAGAAGTACGGAAAGAACGCTTTGCAGCCGTTCGTTGGCATCATCGATGGACGGGTTTCTGAGATTCAGAAGAGATTGACGGGTGCAAAGACTGACAAAGAGCGTGAGGCTTATGCACTGCTCCAGAGGTTCCAAGATAACTTCAACAAGGCAGCATTTGAGCAGTCTGGCAAAGCGGTCACGACGAGCGAAATGCAACGCCTTGTCGCCGCTCTCGGTAGCATCAAGAGCGACAACTTCTCGAACGATGTCCGAAACTTCGCGAAGATCTCTGCGGAGGATCTGCATCGCACGATCAACAACTTCAAGTCGAAGTACCGCATCACTCCTGAGCAGGTCCAGTTGGCCGACGATCTGAAGATCAAATACAAGATGATCAATCTGCCGCTGTTTCAGACGAACATTCCTAGCGGTGTTCCGCAGACGGTAGTTCCGACCACACCTGCTGCGCCTTCGTCTGGAATGAGGTCTGGACGCTTCCAAATCGAAATCGAATCGCAATAATGCCAACCTATCGCGTCACCGATCCGGCCTCCGGCAAAACGCTCCGTTTGACCGGAGATTCTCCTCCTACCGAACAGGAGCTTGAGGAGATTTTCAAAGGACTTCCTGCTACTACTGCACCTCAACCCGCCGCTCAGGTTGGCTCTCCTCAACAGCTTCAACAAGCGGTTCAGAAAGCTGGAGAAGTGGGAATGATGGAGAGGTTTGTCGGCACCATGGGACAAATGGCCGAGCCGACTGGAATGCTTGCCCCAATGGAGGGTGGACGCATTGCTCCATCAGGTCAGTTCACTCCGCTTGGTGCCGCTGAATCGCGAGGAATGCGGCGGGGATTTGCTACCGGACTTCCTGTCTCAACGTCATTAATTTCCGCACCTTTTCTCGCCGGAATGGGGACTGCTGCTGGACTGCTAACAGAATCCGGTGTCCAACTTGGATCTGCCGCACTTGGACAGACCGTTTCCCCCGAGCCGTATCAAGCGGGAGAAATGTTTGCTCAAGCTGTCCCTGGAGTTCCTGTCGCCCAACAGGCTCGCAAGTTGACTCAGGTCGCAAAGGAGGCAGGTGCAGGTGCTTTGACTTCCGGTGTTCAAGCTGGATTGGAATCACTAGACCAAGAGTCTGCTGACTTTGCTGATATCCTTTTCAGAACAGGACTTGGTGCTTCATTGAGTCCTGGGTTGAGCGGTGCCGCAAGACTCGGAGGAGCCACTCTTCGCGCAAAAGGCTTTAGCCCGCGATCCATTGCCGCTGAGTTTCAACGCCCTTTCACTCAGCAGTTCATCAAAGATCGTGCAGAGGACATCAAAAATGAAATGATCCGCCAAGGATCTGGAGGCATTTTTGAACAGTTTGCTGGCGATCTTGCTCGCGCTCTTTATTCGCCAAACTCAGGTCTAGACCCTCAACGGTTTCAAGATCAGATCAAAAATGTTGTTTCTCAATCCATCAACACCGCCGGATCTTCCGGTTTAACAGGGCAAGAGCTTTCATCTGCGATCAAAACCGAACTCCAAAAATCGATAGCGATTCCAGATGAACAGGCCAATCTTGTGGCCAACCAAGCTATCGACAATTTCGTTGGCCAATCTGAAGCCCTTCGTAATCGAATCACCAATTTGCGGGATGTCAGAAACGCCGCAAGAGACGCACGGTTGACCGATGTGATTCGGGCGGTTGAAGGAAGGGCAAGCATTCAGTCTCAAGGACTTCGAGATCAAATCGATCAACTTCAAAAGCAGCGGGAGTCATTGCCTGTTGAATCTGTTGAACGTCAAAATCTCGACACTCAGATTTCCGATTTGAATCAGCAGATTGCCAGCATCGAGGCTGGTCGTGCTGCTGGTTACGGACCTGCTGGTGGAATCACCCGTGAATCTCTAGGCCTTCAAGCGCAAAAGATAGCACAAGAAGAGCTTGATGCGTTCAAGAAACAGAGAGAGGAAGGATATGCCGCTCTCAGGCCAGACCTTGAACAGGCCAAAGTAACTGTCACCGAGACCACCCCTGCTGGTGAAGAAATCAGAAAAGAGTACACCGTCAATCAACTCAGAGAAAAGAGAACAAGGATACTCAGGTCGATAGACTTTAATAAGCCGGTTCAAAAGGCCGATTATTCTGCTTTCCAATCGCTCGATCAGATCAATTCACAAATTGATGAAGCATTGGCTGCAAACCCGGATTTGAAGCAAGCGTTGCAGCAAGAAAACTCGTTGTATCGTGAAGGTATTTCGCGATTCAAGGGATTCTTTGCAGACAGAATTTTGAGGGAAGCGGGTGAGGCAGGCGGTATGCCTGGTATTGTCGGGACAATTTCTGGAGCAACTGGCCCTCAGAATCTGCGACTACTGAAAAACCTTCTTGGCAATAGATATGAAGAGTTAAAGCCGGATTTGAGGCAGTTTGTTTTTGTTCAATCACGGGGTGAAAACCCAAATGACTTTTTAGAAGCGATTGCTTCAGGGGCGAGCGGAAAAGCAACAGGACTTCAAAAAGAGGTTATTGACGAGTTGTTCCCTGATCTTTCAGAGGTGAATCAAGTCGCGTCTCAGTACAACGCTCTCATAAACAGAAGAGCGTCTCTTGAGCAGGAATCGCAAAAGTTGACTCAGCAAATTGCTGGTCTGCGGAAAGATGTTGATAATCAAATTGAAGGCGCGCAATCAAAGCTGAATGCAGCCATTGCACAGGAGAGTCAAATCGCCAAAACCAAGGCAAATCTTAAAGCTGAAAACATAACCTCAAGGGAGGAGAGGATCATTGATTCTCTTTCAAAGATTAAGGCGAGTGTTCGAGATGCTAGAGCCAAAAACCAGGATGTTCTTGATACGATCAAACTTGATGACGTTGTCAGAAATCTTGAGACCGAAACTGGAAAACCTCTTTACAAGGCTCTAGAGGAAGCCGTTGTAACGACTAATGCAGCGCGTGATCGTTTCAGCAATGTAGTCAAAAAGGCTTTGGAGCCGGGTGGTCAACTTGACAACTTTGAGCCGTCCAATCTGATCGACTTCTTGGTTGGCAAAAAAGAGGAATCGTTAGGTTATCGAAGCCAGAGATTCTTGAAGGCAGTTGGTCAAACAAGACCTGATCTGATCGGCGACGCTCAGAACATCTTGATTGGAAGGATTATCGCCGAGTCTGTTGATGGAAACAAAATCAACACGGCAAAAATCAAGGATCTTGTTGGATCGAAGGAATCGCCAGGGAAGTATTACGGAGTCACAAAAGGACTTCTTGGTGATGAAGGCGTTTCCAAAATCTCCAAGATTGCAGATCAGTTGGAGCAGGTTTCTGATCTTAATAAACCAAGTGTTTTCAGCAAAATAGTGGCTCCTACAGTTGCCGGATACATTGGATATCAACTCTATCCTGGAGTTGCTGGAGTTGCTGGTGGTCTTGGTGGTTACGCGGCTTACTCGGGTCTTCGCAAGGGACTTGAGGAAAGTGTTCAAGCAGCGGTTGGAAGGATCATTAAAACCCCAGAATATCTGGATATTGTTTCCAAGCCAATCGATGCTGCCACTCAAGCTCAGATGAACAAGATTGAACGACTCTGGCCTAGGGTCTTGAAGATGGAGCAAGATCGTTATCAGATGATTAAAGATGATCTTGAACCTCAATGAAAACCTCCCTCTCCAAGAAAGGTAACACCTACAAGGGTCGTAAGGTGACGCTCAACAAGCCGTTCTACACTCCGGGTGAACGGAAGAAGAGCGCGGTGTACGTCAAGAATCCGGCTGGCAAGGTTGTCATCGTTCGGTTCGGCGATCCGAACATGGAGATCAAACGGGACAATCCTGAGCGACGAAAAAACTTTCGGGCGCGGCATAACTGCGCGAGTGCGAAGGACAAGACGACAGCTCGATATTGGAGCTGTTTGGCGTGGGGGCTTGCGATTGTTCTGTCGGTTTTAACCTCAAATCCTATCTGAATTTATGGACAAGATGAAACTTGGTGGTGGCGGACGTTACGAGAAGCTCGTTGGCGAGCTTGAGAAGAAGGGTGTGAAAGATCCCGGTGCTTTGGCGGCTTACATTGGCCGTAAGAAGCTCGGCAAGGCCAAGTTCCAGTCTCTCGCTGCCAAAGGCCGTCGCCGCGCCATGCGCGAAAAGGCTAACGCCTGATCAGTAGAATTTCTTGCGGTAGCCATTCGCCTTGTTCCGCTTCTGCTCCTTATCCACCGTGAAGACCTCCGGTGGAGCGTATTCCCAGCAGATGTTCTTCGTCGAATGCTGGATCATAATCCCGCCTGTCCTCTTTCCTTCGCGATCCTGTAATCCGCTCCGCATCGACCTCTTGGCCAACCCAAGCATGAACTTCCGTGGCGCATTGTAGCCCACTTCGCGAAGCACCATCACCTCTCGCGCCCAGTTCGTCAGGTCGCTCGATCCGAATCCTGAGTAGGCCATCTCCGCCACGCTCTCAGGCTTCTCATCCTTCCCCTTGGGCTTCGGGAAGTGATGCACCAGCACGATGATCACACCCGTCTCGATCATCAGCGGCTGAAGCTGTTGCCGCGTGAATTGCGAGCAGACCTCGATGTCCGCCGGATTGCCCCCGATGTACGAAAGCAACGGATCGATGTACACGATGTCAGGCTTCGATTTCTTGACCATCTTCCGAAGCATCGTCGTGAAATCGATCCCGACACGAACTGTCTCACGGTAGAACTCGATTCCAGATTCTCGGATCTTCGATTCCCAGTAATCCGAGAAAACGCCCTTCGCCGCACCGATCAGCGAATCGTGCATATCCGCGATGTCGTTCTCGGCTTGGATCACCATCACCTTCAGCGGTCGGATCGGGGATATCCCGAACCATGACAATCCATGCGCCCAATGAATAGCTTGCGACATCACCAAGGACGATTTGCCGCATCCACTTTGTCCCACAAAGAGAAGGCTGGTTCCCCGGCGCAACCAGCGGTCTCCGATCAGGTTGTCAGGATCGTTCTCCTTGTCGTAGGTGATGATGTCAACTAGATCGAACTTGCTCGGCAGGTTGGCCGACTCCAAGTGATCGATGAAATCATCCCAACACGGCGCACCCTGATTGAGGGCCAAGAGCTTCTGCTCGACACCGTTCCGCATCACGCCAGGCAACCGGCTAAAGCGACTGGCATTCTTGTTCTTTGGATCCACCCCTAGGTGATCTAGGTGTTGGTAGACCACGTTCCTTCGCTGCTCCCATTCCTCGCGGTTGGACGCATCGACCCGTACCCAGCCATGCAGACTCTTGCCGCCCGAATCGATGATGACCGAGAATGGAAGGTTCGATTCCTTCAGGATCGTCCATTGTTCGTCCTTCGACTTCTCATCCATCTCGACCAGGACATGGCGGAAGGTTGAGACGCCGGAATCGGTTCCGGTCTGGTCGCTGCATGGATTGATCCTGACATACGCGCCACGGGCCTCTTTGCCGGTCCACATTGACGATATGGGCGCGGTAAAGTGCGATTTGATCCATTCGTCCCTCTTGAGGTATGTCCCCTTGGAAGCGGGTCTGGAGCGGCCTTCGTCGTCCGTGATGATCTCGTTGCAGATGCAGACGGTTTCGTCTGGATCGAAGCAGGCTCTGAGGAAGTCCTCGGTTGTAAATCGGGAAGTCTGTTCCGGTAATGCAAGGATCTTGCGGACAACGAACTTGCCCGTCATCGAGACCGGATTGCCGGTGGATCGGGTGTTCTTGAGGTAGCCCTTAGGATTTGTGTGCGGAGTTTTCTCGGCCTGATTGATCTTGTGCCGAAGCTCCGCCTCGCTCCATTTCGGGCTACATTTGAGGTTCCATTCCGATAGCAACGCGAGAGCGTCGCCAGCGGTCAGTTCAAACCCGTGGATGAGACCTGTGGCTGCGGTGAATGTTTGGGAATGGCCGTTCTGGCCGGAGACTGCTCCTGGAACGCTGGCAAGCCATGCCCGCGCCCGTTCGATTGTATTCATGTGATTCCAAGATATGTACGCGCTTTGCGTCCCGCCTCACCTAGGTCCGATGACGCTATTTCCTGTATGAACTGACGATGCTCGCGGTTCCGCTTGAACAGCAGGGCAAGCTCTTTGGGTGTGATCAGATACTTCGACCAGAATTGAATTCTGATTCGCCTTTGGTCGAAATGTTCAAAGAGCTTTGCCTGAGCGTCGATGTAGGTGTCAGGATTCCGGTTCATCCCTGACGAACTTCGCCTTGAACTCCTCCTTGGTGCGGATGCTCACCTTGTTGCGGCCTTCGCGAACGTAGGCCACGGCTGGCACCTTCATCTCGCCGATTCGGATTTCGGCGTCTTCATCGATCACCTGGACCTTGAGTGAGGGTTTTACGGAGTTCTTGAATGTCTTCTTCATCGGTTAAATCGTTCCAAGGGCTGGGTTGTTTGACCTTCTTCGGATAGGACATCCATCCCCGCATAATCGCATACTCCACAAGTCTTGGAGCCTCTTTCAAGAGTTGTTCGCGGGTGATTGTCGATGAGTTCATTTGGCGGCTTTCTTCTTGTCACGCGACCGCTTTGCGATGCCCTTGAAACGGTCCATGCGCTCGATCTCGTCGTTGAATCCTCGACGGATCAACCATCGCCGGTAAGCGCGGTTGAAGTCCTCGAAGTTGAACTTGGTGGATGACTCGTCTGCTTCTGCGATTCGGATGGTTGTATTCATAGTACAAACAGTAGGAACCAGGCTGTTGCAACAATGAGACCCATGGCGAAAGCGGCGATGGCTATCGACTTGATCTCGTCTCTTCGATTCATTCTCATGTTTTTATGCGTATCAGGGTTGTGGAAAAAAAACTTGGTCGCGAACGCGCCCTTGGCCAGTGCTTCCATGGCGAGAACATCGTCGAAATCGACCCTCGACAGAACGAACGCGAGCGGTTGGACACATTGATTCACGAAGTGCTTCACCTCGCCAAACCGGATCTGGTCGAGGAAGAAGTTATCAGGGTTTCTAATATCCTGACTAAGCAGGTTTGGAAGTGCGGGTATCGCCGCGTTTTGAAGTCTTGATCTCGCGGTAGTGCGGGGTCGGGTAGTTGCCGCGTCCTTCGGTTGGGACTCGAAACTTCTTCATCTCCATGGCACCGGCTTTGACGCTTCTCTGAAGGATGATCCCGGCTCCGTTCGTCGTCATGCCCCACTTTTTTGCCCACTGAGCGGAGGTTTTGAATCCTCCTGGAACAGGCTCAGGTTGGCAGGCAATCGCGTCTCTGAGCCTTTTTAGAAGCTCGGCAGATTCCATTTCGTCTCGTTCTGATTCCATATGTGTACGTTCAGGTTTGCGCTGTCGTCATCGTATTCGCCGTAAACTATTCCGTGGGACCAAGCCAAGGTGGATCTGCGTTTGTGCGCGTATTCCATGCATGGCATATCGCTCAGGGTGCCTGGGCTGTATGCAATCGAATGTAGGGAGTTTCGTCCGGGTGCAACTCCAGCACGATGCGCGTGTGCCACGACGCAGTTTCCCCAAGTCTCTGCACTATCCCGCAGGAAATTCTCGCCAAACAGAACGCCGTGTCCCCATTTGAATCCACCCAGGTGATAGAAACTTCTTTGAAAGACATCGTTGTGTTTGATGAAGGTGTGGCAGTGTTTCTCTATCGGCTTGATCATTCGTTCCCAGACCGCTTCTGCAAATCCGCGAACGACCGTGTTGTGATGCCTCAGATACTTCTGTGCGCGTTGATCGTGGTTGCCGAGCGTGAAAACAGTAGGACGTAGATCGTTAAGAAAACTAGCTCCGCACTCGATGTCATCCAGATAATCGTCAGCGGCATCGCTATCTGATGGATTGGCCAACGATCCTGCCCGAAGGCTTGCCAGATCGTAAGCATCACCCAGATGAATAACTTCGTCAGGACGATAGACTTCACGGAACAGGAGTGCGGCAGCTAGGGCGTTTTTGTTGGCGCGATTACCGTGTGTGCAGCCTATTGCCATCACCCGTTTCCGCGCCTTGATGATATTCATGTGCGGCAGTATGAAAAGTGCCGCATCCTATTATCATTTGTCAACGACCTCCGCCCAATGCGTAGTGAAGAATGAGCAACGCATCGCAGTTCTTTAGCGTTACATCTTGGCTCGGCGTAACCGTATGCGTAGGCCAGTCCTTGGCAGATGCCGTAGTTTTCGTGGAGCGTGGCCATCGTTGCTGCCGGTGTCAGGCTCGACACGAACTTTGGCAGCTTCTCGATCCAGAAATGGGATTCGGCCACCTTGAATCCGCTGATCAACTGGGCCATGTCCGGTACGGATTCGGGCATTGGCAGGAGGATGATTCCGTCGGGCGTCTTGATCGCGAACCCGCCATTCACCCCGGGGTCACAAGCGACGATGGTTTTCATTCGATGATCTCCTTCAGCCTTGCGGGCGAGTAGGACGGGCTCTTGATGATCTTCCCGTCGTTGCGGCGGACGATCCACTTGCCTGGCACGGAGAGAATCGCCTTGGCGTCTGCCGGCACGTTCCCAAGTTCGTCTTCGCTCCAGAGCTTTGACATGTTCGAGCGGTGGATCTCTCGCACAGCGGCATCGACCTGCTTGTCGGTGAATCCAGCGGCCAGGGCGGCCCCGTAAACGACGTAGAGAAGGTCTCCAACGGCGTCGAGGTACTCGACCAACGTGTTAGCCTCGGCGAGTTCCTTGGCTTCCTCGTCGATCAAGCGGAACCGCAGGTTCTGGACCTCAAGTGGCGGCATCTGCGACAGTCCGGGAACGGCTTGTCCGAATGTCAGCATGAACTCCTCGACCAGATGCATCGGATGGTCATCCGAATCTTCCATGATTTCTTTTCTCATTTTGTTTTCTCAATAGCAGAGAACAACGACGTTCTCCGCAGCTATTCTG